TATCGCATTGGAAGGGGCGAACAAGGAGTGTTATTGGTACGGCCTTACACTAACGATATATGCTCTCATTGGAGATTTGTAAATGAGTCTGTTGCTCGCAAATCTGCTGATAAGATTTATTCCATGTATGTTGACTATAAAAACCAACAAGACTTCATTGGAATGGACATGGCACGGAAATTTCTTGAGATGGGATTTACTCGCTCCCGTAGGTATGCAAATCATTCTAGTGGAAAGAAGTACGCTGAAGATGGTTCCATTAGACCCCAATCGCCAGATGCACTACACTGTGAAAAAGCAAGGTCTGCTAGAGTTTTTAAAAAAATGAGAGACAAAGTGGCAAAAGATGAAACTTATGTTACAATGAGAAAAAAATGGCGAGGTGCTGAATGATGAGTCCTTTTAATATTGTGAGAAACACAAGAGAAACTTATGATAGGTTTCATCAACAAAATATTACAGAGGTAGAAGTTCAGTTTCAAGATGAAACTCCAACTTGGATACCTTTGGAAACTTTAATAGCAATCAAATCTTACTTAGGAATATCGGATGAGTGACTTTATATGGGTTGAAAAATACAGACCCGAAACAATTGATGATTGTATTCTTCCACAGAATATTAAAAAAACTTTTCAAGGTTTTGTAGACTCAGGACAAATTCCAAACATGCTTTTGTCTGGATTACCTGGTGTTGGAAAGACCACTGTAGCAAAGGCATTATGTAAACAATTAGGAGTTGATTGTCTTGTTATTAATGGATCAGATGAAGGACGTTTTTTAGATACAGTTAGAAACAACGCAAAAACTTTTGCATCTACAGTTTCTTTATTTGAATCTGAAGCTAAACATAAAGTTATCATCATTGATGAAGCTGATAATACAGGAAAAGATGTTCAACTTTCATTAAGAGCATTTATAGAAGAGTTTTCAAATAATTGTAGATTTATATTTACTTGCAACTATAAGTATAAAATTATCGATCCTCTTCATTCAAGATGTGTATCAGTAGATTTTTCTATTAATCCAGAGGATAGATCTGAAGTATCACATTTATTTTTTAAAAGAATTAAATATATTCTTGAAAATGAAAATATTCAATATGAAGATATTGTTCTTGCAAAGTTAATAAAAAGTTATTTTCCAGATTGGAGAAGAATTTTAAACGAGTGTCAAAGATACTCTGTCTGTGGGAAAATAGATAGCGGTATATTGGCAGAATTTGCAGATGTTGCTGTGGATGATCTCATTACTTACTTAAAAGAAAAAAATTTTAATTCGGTTAGAAAATGGGCAACAGATCATTACTACAATGGGTTAGTAATGATCTTACGTAAAATTTATGATGTTCTTGTAAAAGAAATTGATGGGCCAAGTATAGCTGCTATAGTTCTCATTATTGCTAAGTATGATTTTCAATCCGAACGAGCAGCAGATCAAGAGTTACATCTCCTTGCTGCTCTTACAGAAATAATGGTGGAGTGTAACTTCAAATGACATATAATCAGATTTGTTTAACACTATTAGTAATATTATCTTTATTGAATTATTTAAAATGAAAGTTATAGATAAAGTTCCAGTTGATTTTGCAAATTGGGCAGCAGATGAATTTATTTCTTATTTTGAAAATTTTCATACTATTGAAGATTATCTAAGGTATGCAAAAAAAGAAGCAATAACATCTAGATCAGGATCTTTTCAAGATATATCTCTAAAAGATAAGTTCTTTAATAAGGATATTCATCCAGAGGATATGGATTTTGAAGTTAAGTTTATTGGTAAAAGATTTCAAAACTCTTTACCACAAGAGTATTTTGTAAATTTATTAACTGCAACTTCATCTGCAGTTATAGAACACAATATTCCTGGTAGAGAACTTCGTTGGATGGTATATGAAAAGAATACTAATACAATAGTTGGATTTATTCGTTTTGGATCTCCAACAATAAACTCAAAGCCTAGAAATGTTTGGTTGGGTAAACAACCAGATCTATCTATTTTTAATCGTCATGCTGTGATGGGATTTGCAATTGTTCCTTCGCAACCTTTTGGATATAATTATCTCGGTGGTAAATTACTTGCTTTAATGTGTGTGTCTCATTTTGCAAGAGAAACACTTAATAAAGTGTTTGAAAAAGAGATTGCTTTATTTGAGACTACTTCTTTATATGGTTCCACAAGTTCAGCATCTCAATATGATGGACTAAAACCCTTCATAAGATTCAAAGGTTTAACAGATAGTAAATTTCCACCATTACTTCATGATGATGCATTTCATCATTTACATAATAAATTTACTTACTTTAATGATAATCAACCTTTAACAGAAAATAGAGCATCTTCTAAGAAATTAAAAAGACAAAGAAGAATGGTTTCTATAATTAAAAATTCTTTAGAAGATCAAGATAAACTTAAGTTATTTTCCAAAGTTATGGATAATGCTCTTGGACTTACTGAAAGAAAAAGATCTTATACATCAACTTATGGGTATGATAATGTAAAAGAAGTTATTCTTGGTGAGCAAGATAAATTGATTCGTGGTCAGAATTGGGACAAGTTTTATCTTGAGAATATTATATCTTGGTGGAAAAAGAAAGCTGGCAAGAGATATGAAAAATTGAAAAGAGAAAATAGATTCAGAACTGAGGTCGAACTCTGGACGGAAGATGATGATATTCAAATTATACGATGAGTTACGAATTGAAAGACTGGTTGAACTCAATCAACCTTAATAAAAAGAATCTATTTGAAGATGATCCCACAGCAAAATATCCTGCCTACATTATCAATCGCTGTATGTCTGGACACCTTGATACAGTTCTTTTTGCAAACGAAATGAACTTAAATGCACACTTAGATAGTGACCTTCAGTATTCCTTTTTTCTAAATAGTGTGAGGAAGCGAAAGAGATTTTCTCCGTGGCTTCGTAAGGATGAGATCAAGGATCTTGATTGTGTGAAACGTTATTATGGTTATAGTAACGAAAAGGCAAAGCAAGCTCTACGTATCTTAAGTAAAGAACAACTTAATTTTATAAAATCTAAATTTGAAACTGGAGGAGCGAAATGATTACCGAGCCTGAGGTAAAATGGTCTACGGATCAAATGATTGAGATTACATTGAATGAACCAGATGATTTCCTAAAAGTTCGTGAAACACTTACACGTATTGGAGTAGCATCTCGTAAAGAGAAGAAGATCTATCAATCCTGTCACATATTACATAAGCAAGGAAGATACTATATTGTACATTTTAAAGAACTGTTTGCGTTAGATGGTAAGCATGCAAATCTAACTCAAAATGATGTTCAACGTCGTAATCGTATCATTCAGTTATTATCTGATTGGGGTCTAATAACTATTATGAACGTAAGTAAAATTACTGATATCGCACCATTAAATCAGATAAAAGTGTTAGCATATAAAGAAAAACACGAATGGATACTCGAAACAAAGTATAATATAGGAAAGAAAAAGAAAACCGAGGAGTAACCATGAACGGAAGACTAGACAAGGTTGCTATGACTAATAAACTCATGCAACTTAAAAGAGAATTGCATTATAAATGTGAGATTGGTGAAAAGGGAGAATGGGAATGTAAAGGAGCAAATGATTACCTTAATAGAGTATTTGACGTATTAGATGAGTATTGGCAGTAGATACCGAACAAAAAATTAGAGTATACCTCATTGTATAATTTTATGATAAGTGGTTAAATAGTAATGTCGCCTTCGGGGACACAATTTACACTCGCTTACTAAGGAGAACCATGACTAACATACAGAGATATAGTGCTTCAGATCTTCCAGAACTAATGGAAAAGATCGCAAGAAACAGCATAGGGTTAGATGATTACTTCCAACAATTTTGGAATACAAACACAAATGCTAATTATCCACCATACAATATTGTTCACGTAAACAATGTTGAATCCAGATTAGAGATCGCACTCGCAGGATTCAAAAAGAAAGAAGTTAAAGTTTACACAGAATATGGAAAGATATTCGTAGAAGGAACTAAGGAAAAGAAAGAAGAAGAAACTTATAGTCATAAAGGCCTAGCACAGAGATCATTCTCAAGAGAGTGGTCACTATCTGATGATGTAGAAGTTAAAGATGTAACTTTTGCAGACGGACTTCTTACAATCACATTAGGTAAGATTGTTCCAGAACATCATGCTAAAAAGGTATACCTTTAATGGTTAAAGGATACGATCTATTTGGAGATCACGGGAGAAACTTACCCACTCCCCACGGTAGTGGGGCAAGACCCATGTATGGTGATATGGGTAAGTCATGTAGACCAGATCCAAATCGTAAGATTGAGTATCCTCACGTTGTTGCTTTGTTTACTTTAGACTCACACAACACCAGTTACTTCTTTAAAAGAGAAGATGGTACATATTATTGGTTACATTGTCGTAAAGATAAAGATGACGTATATGTGGATGCTGATGAATTACAATTAGATCTTCTAGGGAATGATCCAATTCTAAGCACGGAGTATATAATGAAATCAATTTACTAGGGATCTTGACGATCCCTTTTTTTATGGTATAATACTATGGAGTATAGTTAAAATATGAGTATTCAACTCGCACTACTAAAATCTGGAGAAGAGGTAATCTCTGATATTAAAGAGATTCGTCAAGAAGAAACTGATGAATTAGTTTCTTATCTCTTTAAAAAACCATATTGTGTTAAGATTAAGACAAGTCAAGTTTTGATTGAACAAGAAACTAGACCAAAACATGAACTTGCATATTACAAATGGATGTCATTATCAAAAGATGATGATATAATTGTAAATAGAGATTGGGTGGTTTGTATTAGTGAACCACTTGACACCGTTAAAAAAAACTATGAGGAAAAAGTAAATGGAAGACGATTTGATGATTCAAACGGATCTAGCAACGGATCAGGAAGTGGAGCCAGCGAATCCTATCCAAGTATTACTCTTAACGAATCAAATGATTCTGATATCTGAGATTGATGAAGTCATAGCAGATATTGGTCAACCTGATTGTAAACTAATTAATCCTTGCACTTTAAAAGGTGGTAAAGTTGAGAGGTGGATGTCAAGTGTAACAACAGATAATGTAATGTTTATAAGTTCAGATAAGATTGTAACTTTAGTCGATCCATCAAAGCATATATTAGAAGAATATAAAAAGTTTGTTCAATGAGGTTTTATACAAACGTCCATCAAAGGTTTGATGAGATTCTTGTTCGTGGATATGAAAACGGTAAACATTTTACTACGAGAGAGACTTTTCATCCTACATTTTTTGTTCCTTCAAAAAGAAACTCTAAGTATAAAACTTTAGAGGGGCAGAGTGTTGAACCAATTAAACCTGGTAAAATATCAGAGTGCAAACAGTTTATAGATAAATATTCTGAGGTGGATAACTTTGATGTTTACGGAAACGACAGATATATCTGTCAGTATATCTCCGAAAAATATCCAGAAGAAGAAATCAAATTTGATATTAGTAAAATTAAATTAGTCACGATTGATATCGAGGTTGCAGCTGAAAGTGGATTTCCCAACGTCTTTGATTGTGCAGAAGAATTACTAGCAATTACTCTACAGGATTATACAACTAAGAAAATAATTTGTTTTGCTTCACGTCCATTCAATAATACGAGAGAAGATGTAAGATACGTTCAGTGCACGGATGAATATAATTTAATAGATCGTTTTTTAGAATATTGGGAAAGAAATACACCAGAGGTGATTACTGGTTGGAACTGTGAGTTGTATGATATTCCGTACATCGTAGGACGTATTGAAAGATTGATGGGTGAAAAGAAAGTTCGTAAACTTTCTCCTTGGGGTTATGTAAGAAAGAAAGATTTTGTTGTACAAGGTCGTAAACAAATATCTTGTGAAATGGCTGGTATATCAGTTATTGATTACCTTGACCTATATCGTAAGTTTACATATACAAACCAAGAATCATATCGCTTAGATCATATTGCTTTTGTTGAACTTGGTAAAAAGAAATTAGACCACTCTGAGTTTGATACATTCAGAGATTTCTACACAGGTAATTGGCAAAAGTTTATTGAATATAACATCATCGACGTAGAACTCGTAGATCAACTCGAAGATAAAATGAAATTGATTGAACTTTGTCTGACGATGGCATATGATGCGAAAGTGAATTACACAGATGTATTCTTCCAAGTAAGAACTTGGGATTCAATCATCTACAATTACTTGAAGAGAAAGAACGTAGTGATTCCTCCAAAGGTAAGAACAGACAAAGACTCACAATATGCAGGTGCTTATGTTAAGGAACCGATACCAGGAAAGTATGATTGGGTGGTTAGTTTTGACCTCAACAGTCTTTATCCTCATCTCATTATGCAATACAATATTTCCCCAGAGACATTACTCGACCAGAGACATCCATCGGTCAACGTTGATAAAATTCTATCTGAGGAAGTAACATTTGAAATGTTCAAAGATTATGCAGTATGTGCAAATGGTGCGATGTATCGGAAAGACATCAAAGGGTTCTTACCCGAACTGATGGAGAAAATGTATAATGAGCGAGTTATCTTCAAGAAGAAAATGATTGAGGCAAAGAAAGCTTATGAAAAACAGAAGACGAAAACGTTGGAAAAAGAAATTGCCCGTTGCAACAATATCCAGATGGCAAAGAAGATCTCTCTTAACTCTGCTTATGGTGCTATCGGCAATCAGTATTTTCGGTATTTTAAATTAGCAAACGCAGAAGCAATTACTTTATCTGGTCAAGTTTCAATCCGATGGATTGAAAATCGGATGAATCGTAAACTGAACAAAATTTTAAATACGGAGGATGTTGATTATGTTATTGCTTCTGATACCGATTCCATTTATCTTAATTTGGGCCCTTTTATTGACGCAGTATACCAAGGCAGAGAGAAGACTACTGAAGGCATTGTGTCGTTCCTTAATAAGGTGTGTGAAGTGGAATTTGAAAAGTATATTGAGAGTTCTTACCAAGCGTTGGCGAACTACGTAAATGCGTATGATCAAAAGATGTTTATGAAACGAGAGAACATCGCAGATCGTGGTATCTGGACAGCAAAGAAAAGATATATTTTAAATGTATGGGACAGTGAAGGAGTCAGATATGCAGATGCAAAGTTGAAGATTATGGGTATTGAAGCAGTGAAGTCATCAACACCTGCACCTTGTCGTACGATGATTAAGGAAGGATTGAAAGTGATGATGAGTGGAACTGAAGATGAGATGATAGATTATATTGATAGTTGTCGAACTAAATTTAAATCATTATCACCAGAAGAAATATCATTTCCTCGTACTGCATCAAATGTAGTTAAGTATAAAGGAACTAATAACATATATGAGAAGGGAACACCGATGCAC